GCTGCAATCGCTTCATACAACGAATCGATTTCATTTGGTCGGAAGATGCAAGGTACGACATCAACGGCAGCAATCTTCCCGAACTTTGCGAGGACCTGCGGCGAATCGATCCGGAAATTTGTCCGATCGGTATCGATACCCGCAATGATGATCTCCGATTTAAACCGGAGGTCATCGAATTCTACTTTCCGTTCCGCTTTGCTCTTCTTGCCGGTGACAGAAATCCTCAGTGCAGCCTTCCGAGCCTTGTAGTACACATCCCCAGGGACGGAGCGAATCGGAAGCTTCACGCCGTTTCGCTTCCACTCCCATTCGCTCTTCTCATCCGCTTGGGTGTTCATGCCGAGAAACTCTTCCATCGTGAGAAATTCGCTCATACCTGTTACCTCCTATGGGGTCAACCCCTGTTTTAAATGAATTCGTAATCATCGACTGTTCCTTCAAGTGAAGTATCCTCGTCAATCGCGCCATGTTCCCATTTCGCAAGTGCCAGCGAATCCGGCGAAAAGCCTTTTACGGCTACCCGGTATCTTCCCGCCACAGGATCGTCCAACTCCCCGATAAAGTTCACCTTCTTTTCGGGGTTGTTGGCAAGCTCCTGGATCAGTTTTTGGACATTTGCTGTCCGTTCAAATGTGGCGGTCATACTTACGGAGGAAGACACAACACGGTGGCCTTTCCGCAGCTTGCCCGCACGCTTGCTTTCCACTTTGTCAAACTCCTCGGTCAACTCAAAACCGATGCACTCCGTCAATTCGTTACCGTTCTGATCGTAAAAATGACCGTGGGTACCCGAATAGGTTTGAGCATCCTTGTTCATTTGGCGTCACCTCACTTTGCCTTGTTGTAGGTGTAGATTTTTTCAAGCGCGTCCTGGTGACGGAATCCCGCAATGAAGTGCCCCGCGTTGCGCGCCGGGGTGTAGATCGGGTCCGGCCCGTGATACTCGGGGTCTTCGATGTATTCATAGTCGGCCGCAATGACTTCGATCGCTGCCAGCGGTTTAAACACCGTTTCTTTCATCATCTGGCAGAAGGCCGCTCTGCGCGCCGGACTGTTGCTGTTCGGTTGCTGTCTCACCCATTCTTTTGCTGCTTCTTCCTCGGCATGCAGGATGGTGAACATGGTGTCCGCCACTCGAATCTTCCCAAACTCTTTTGACTGGTCCGGCCCCGGTGTGGTCAGCGTGTTTACAGGCTCCTGGATGATGACTTTCCCGTTGTCCATGTTCAGCATGAGGACACCAGCTTGAACGAGTTCGATCAGGTCGGTATCCTGATCCCACTCTACAGTCAGGGCATCAAATGGCGTGATGTACAGCGCCATCGTGTAGTTGAGAGGCATCGCTGCCATCAGGGCCGCAATATACACAGCCAGCTTTGCGCTCGGGTATGTCTTCCCTTTCCACTTGAAGCCGCTGCCGCAGTTTACGACCGCCATGTTGTTGGCGTCCTTGCTGGACTGGATCATTGCAGCCTTGTTCTGGTCCCGCGTCGAATCCCCGCCGTAGACAAATCGGATATAGTTGCCGAGAGCCACCTGTTGATTTGTCCAATCCTGGGCAGCAGCGTTCAGAGCGGCGTCCGCAATCCCCAGGGTGAACACACCAAATTTCCCTTTTTGAGTGGCGAGTGCATTTTGGTACGCGGTATATTTGGTCGCCTCCACGCTTTTGCCACTGTCGCCGCCTGTCAGATTTGTGCCCGCGGTTGGGTCCGGCAGCGTGTCAGTCAGTTTGGTAAGGACGACATACTCGCTGTTGGCAAAGGCAGTTACCAGCTCGTCGTTGGTGCCACCCGTTTGGCTCTCGACCAATTCGGCGTCCTTGTAAATCAGTACATCGACTTTTGTTCCGTCGAGAAGGTTGGGTTGGACGACGACCTTGAGGTGGTTACCAAGCTCACCTTTATACTTCGCTTCGACTTTGAGTACGTCGATTGCGCCGCTTTTCAAGATCGCATTTGCAGCCGCTGCGCTGTTCCCGGCGACACGATACAGCAGCACTTCGGTGGGTTGTGGATCGGCTGCCCATATCAGATCGAAGTCCTCCACCTTCCCGAATTTCTTCTCGGCAGATGTCTTATTGCGTACCGTCACAAACTCGCCGATTGGCCCCCAATCAGCAACAATCGGCAGGGCCAGTTTCCCTCGTAATCCTGGTGTGGTCTGTTCCTCGATAAACGATTTCAAAAAGGAGTAAGCACCGGACAGGACTTTCTCCTCTCCAGGTTGATACTTGCCGGCCATCTATTTCACCGTCCTTTCCTTGAACTTTTTCACGAATGTCTCCGCCTCTGCGACCGTCATCTCGGTGGGAGCATCAAAAAAGGCGGCAATCGCTTCCGTTCGGTTCAAGCCGAACTTTTGCTGTGCCACCTTCATGATCTGGTCCTTCGCGTACTTTACTTCTTGCTGACCGACATCGTTGTCAGTTCCTTGTTTACGGGCCACTTCGTCCCCCTCCTTTCTTCAATGTCGGGTCAAACCGTGTATGAATGACCTCCAACGGGTCGTACACCACCGGCGTGTAAGGCAGGTCAACCAGATACTTCAACTCTATGGACTGGTCAAAGCCGTCCGGCTTGCTAAACGATAAGCGGCACTCCCGCATGTACCCAACTTGCACGCGGTCCGTGTTGTATAGCGGCAGCGCCCAACGCTTATCAGCAAGGTCTTGCCGTACCAGGGAGACCATCTGTTTTAGCTGCTCCGCGTTTTCGGCCAACAGGGTAAGGCTCATCGTCCCTTTTTCCCGGTAGACGTCCGGCCGCCGAGGTTCCGGGATGCGGAAAGGCTCCTCTACGAACCACATGGGGCGGGTAAAATCCTTGGGAACACGGAGGCTTTCCGTCTGGATGCCGGTCAACGCGTAAAGCCAGTGGCGTACGGAGAGAACATCATCGCCCATCCGGGAACAACCTCCTCGCCAGCTCGTCCAGTTCTTCTTTCACCAGTTCGTCCATGATCGACTCTACCTCTGCTTCCGATCGTGCCAGATAGTGGACTCCAGGGATCCGTCGGCCTTTCAAAACCATGCCGGTGGGATGCCCCGGGGCATAAACAAATTTTTCATCGTCCCAGTAACCAGGTACGAACTGCCCTTTTCGTTGGGTAAACCCTTCTTCCACGTACCGGGCGTACTCCAAGGCAGTGCCGACGGTGATTTCTGCTTTCGTTCCCTGCAAGACTAGGTCGAAAATGTTATCTCTGTTGCCGATCATGAGCGACTGTCGCAGTACACCATCCCGGACCGGCGCCCGGTCCTGTGCTCCCCTGAGAACCTGAAAGCCAGCTTTCCGGGCAACGCGGTCCATGGTAGCCTGCACTTCTCTTTTGGCTTGCTTTTTCAGGTGCCGGTACTGGCGTTCCAAGTCCTTTTTATTGACGCGAGCCATCAGATTTCAGGCTCCTCTCCAGTAACGGCGTCAATGAGACTGATGACAACCTCATAGTGATGTATGCCGGCCGAACCATACACGGGATACGGAAGGCCAACTTCATACAGATTTCCGGCAAACTCGGGCTGTTCGATCTGGACACGCATCCCCGGCTTCAGACCGGGGTGAAGGGTATGCATCAGGAAGTCCTGAGATGTCGCCTGACGCCCGGTGAGTTGCTGAATGCGACCGGGGGAGCCAGATACCCTGCAAGGCACGTTCTGGGCCACAGGGAGCCATTCTGAGCGGTTTTTTCCCCCGGTAAAGGGGTCAACATCCCCCTGCATATCCAAAAGGGTAAAAGAGTGGCACAGAAGCCGTTTGTATTCGGTCAGATCATCCACATCTTTTGCCCCCTGTTCTTGCGGTATTTGTTCAGAATCTCCTCAACCTTGGGGTCGTTGTTGACGTAGGTAATGGATTCCTGATAGTCCCCCTGCTTGACGCTGGTCACCCGTTTTTCCTGTGCCATGTCCTTGGCGATCATCGCGACGGCCAGTTTCAATTCGTCAGGGACAGGATCGGGAATCGTCACCTGTCCCTCGACATACACATTTGCGCGCAAAACAACCGCGTTCAGACGTTCGGCATCCCATGTGCTAAATTCGGGATAAAACCCGATCAGTTCACTACTTGTCAGAATCGCCATCCGGTTTCACCGGCTCCTGTACAGCCGCGTCTCCTGCCGGGTCATCCTCCACCTTGTAGCCGTGTTGGCAGTAGATGACCTCAAACGCTTTCCGCGACACTTTCAGCTTTTCTTTCCCCTTGCTGATCACCAGAATGTCATTGGGTTTCATATGGTAAACCTCCCCTCAGATTGATTACGTGCCTTACGGGGTATAGCCGGCCGGGCGGAGTACGCCGAACGCGTTTTCCTTGACGACCAGGAATGCCACTTGGAAAGTCGCTTTCAGCGCCACCATGTCCTGCTCAGCAAGAGAAAGAGGCTTCCCGTCTGCAGCGGAAATCGTGTGCAGGGTAGCCTCTTTCAGGATTTCGTATTCAATTTGCTGCAGAATGCCAACCTTGGCCTTTTTGAAGTCGCCGGCAATCAGATCGGCCTTGGTTTTATCCCAGGCGCCGTTGCGGCAGTATTCGATCGGCAAGGAGTACAGGGAATCTTCGGCAACGCCATCCCGAACAGACGTCAGGTAAAGAGGATCGCCCTGACTGTTTTTCAAGCCGCGCAGAGAAGATTTCAGACCGAAGTGAGCAGCAAAGGCACGCGGCTCTTGGTCGTCCGCTTCGATCAGGGCCATAACACTGTTCACGTCATCGGCCAGATTTTGACCGGCCACAGATCCGCGGGTGAAAGTATTGCCGGAGTTGACGGCAGCAGTCAGGATGTTCGTTGCGAACGGCGACTCGGTACCGATGAACGCGGCCGCATCCAGCTTGGTGTAGAAGGCCTCGGCAATGTATGGTTTGAGTTCTTCGAAGACATCGATACTTGGACGAGTGAGAGCTTCCTTCGACATTGGGACGATGACGGCCAATTTCTTCGCATTAAGCGTTACCTGTGCCCACGTGGCTTTCGACGTCTTGATCCGCTCGCCTTCACCTACCCAGTAAGCGCCAGGGCCATCCAGCAACACGGGAATCTTTTTGGTTGCGGAGGTCATCGGCTCAAGATCGGCAAGTTTCATGATCGCGGAGCCTCGAACCACGTCTTTCACAATTTCCGATGCTGTCTCCTCGGGAATCAAACCCGTCAACTCGGTGCTAAGCGTGGCTCCTTCTCCGTTAAATCTTTGCAGATCAAACGGAAAAGCTGCTGCCGCAGTCTGTACCATTACCTTCATTGCTTTCTTCAACATGTGTTCGTTCCTCCTTTAGATACGCTGCAATTTACGCAGGTCTGAGATATTCGGAATCGTAGATTTTTGGTTGGCCGGCGGTTTTGCGGCGGGCGTGTTGCCGCGCGGGACCCCATCGCTCTTCAACCAAGGCTTTGCCGTGATCAGTTCGGAAACATGCTTGTCGATGTTCTTGATTTTGCCCCCGTCCGTTACCTCTACCTTTGCCAGATCGGCCAGGCGGATCGCATCGGACAGCTTGTCCGGGTCAATCCCCTGCTTAATCGCTTCTACGATAAAGGCATTTTCCACGCGAAGGGATTGAATCGTGGTGTTAGCCGTCTTCAATTCGGATTCCCGTTCGGCAAGCTTTTGCTCAGCAGTCTTCTCCGCCTCCTGACGCTGCTTGTGCGAATCGACAATCGCTTTCAGCTCGTCGGCCTTTTCAATGCCCAGACCTTTCAGGAAATCGCTCACGGCACCCTGCAGGGCCGACTCGTATTCTTGCTGTGATGCGAACGACACTGCCGGCTTATTGCTCTCCCCGCCTTTATCGCCTCCGCCATTTGCCTGACTGCCTGCTCCATTGGCACCAGCAGCTACGGCGGTGCCACCATTTCCACCGCTCCCGACCTGACCACCTCCATTTACGCCTTCACCCCCTCCTGCAGCAGCACCGCCGCCATCGTTAAACAGTTGCATGTTAATCCGATTGATCCGGTTAAACTTCTTCATGACTGTTTTCTCCCTCCTCAGAAATGATTTTTAACGATACGTGATTGGGATACTGCTCCGCGACCGCCTGAATGCCCAGCAGCGCGGTTTGCATGATCGTGGAGATGGCCGCGCAGACGATGTCCTTGCCGTACTCGGCATATCCCGCGTGCCCGTCTGCGTGTATTTGCATCTCCCCACTTTTCATGCGAGCCTGAATCTTGATCACATCGACCTCGCCTCCTTTCCCAGCCAAAATAAAAAAACCGACATTCACAGTTCGGTTTTCTTTGATTAAAAGTTTTAGTAAAATTTACAAAAGTGTTGGGTTAAGAATGGAGGGACCACATTTGATACGTCATCTTACAAGAGCCATAATCTTTTCCGTCTCAGTAAACCTCCTTTATTATTTTCTTCTTCCTATCCTTTCTGGTTTGTTCCTGACTCATTTCTACGTACCTGATAT